AGCTTGAGCTTCGCCTGGTACTCGTCGAGGATGCGAGCCACGGCGGATGTGACAGAGGAGTTCTCGTTCTGCGTCTGAGTCAGCTCGTTGAGCTTGGCCTGGAGCGTGCGGACGACAACGATCGTCTTCTCCAGCTCCTTGTTGCTGTCGCCGGAGGTCTCGACGAGCTTGGCCTGGTACGACTGCCACGCCTGGAGCCGGAGCGTCAGCACGTCGATGACGTCAGCTCCGGCCTTCTCCATCTTGTTCGCGTCCGCGAGAAGCTCGGTCAGCGCCTCCGTCGCGAGCTTCATCTCCTCCGTCGCCCACGCTGCCTTCGCCTCGGCTGCGGCCTTGTTCGCGGCGGAGAGCGCACCGTCTCGCATCGCGATCGTGAGCCGCTCCTGCGCGTCCACGGCAGCGTAGAGCTTGGAGATCGAGCGCGTATCGAACAGAGGCTTCTCTTGATCGGTCCCGGATGTCCCGCGATGCCGCTGGTAGAGAGCCTCCTCCGCCTCGCGGAGCTTGTTCGTGTACTCGATGTTCTTCTGGATCTGGGAGACCAGCTCGGCCGCCTTGCGCTTCGCATCGACATATGCCGCCTTGGTGCTGGAGATCTTCTCCTCCAGCGTCGAGGTCGCCTTGGCGAGCGATTCCGTCTTCGTCTCCGCCGCCACAGCCCCGACCGTCAGCGCTCCGAGACCGAGCGTTAGCGCGGAGAGAATGAGAACAAGCCGAGTCGCCGGGTGCGCGGAGAGCCACGTCATCGCGGTCTTGAGAAGAACGATCGCGTCCCTCGTCAGGACGATCATCTTGACGAGCCCGCCCAGGATCCAGATCAGGGGACCGATCGCGGCTGCGAGCCCAGCGATCCCGGCGAGCGTCCCGCGAATCCACGCAGGCCACTCCGAGAAAACGTCAACCGCGATCCGCACGCCTCGCGCAAACGTCCCGATCACCGCGACCACGGCGTTGATCGCAGGCATGAGCGCCCGACCAAGGTTAATCGCGGTGTTCATGAGATGGTTTTTCAGGATCACCATCTGGTCGGAGAGGTTCTGGATCTGCTTCTGGGCAACGTCCTGCGTCGTGCCCCCGGCTGCTCGGAGCTTCTCCTCGTACTCACGAACGGCGTCGCTCAGGCCGATCAGCTTCAGGATCGCGGCGACCGACCGATCCTGGAACTGCATCTCCATGAGGATCGAGCGACGCTGCTCAGCGTTCTTCCCTCGGAACGCCGCCTCCAGGTCGGCGAGGATGTCGGCCATGTTCCGCATGTTGCCGTAGCTGTCGAACACCGCCACGTTCATGCGCTTGAACGTGTCGGCGTTCTCGATGGCTCGGGTCTGGAGGTCGCGGAGGGCGATGTCGAGCTGGGTGCCTGCCTCGGCTCCCTTCACGCCCACCGACGCGTACGCGGCGAGGATGGCGACGCCCTCCTCGACGTCCTTGTTGGTCATGCGGAGAGCCGCGCCAGCTCGGTTGGTGAGCGACTCGGCGAGCTGCTCCGTCGTGGCGTTGGCGAGGATGTTCCCCTTGACGAGCACGTCGGACACCCGCGCCATCTCGCGCGCGCTCGCCGTTGCGCTGTTGAACTTCAGCCCGAGGGCGTTCTGCGCGTCGGCGAGCATCGACACCGACCGCGAGAGGTCGAACTGCCCCGCCTCGGCGAACTTCGCCGCCACGCCGATGAGCTTGATCGACTGCGCGGCGGTGTACCCTGCGCTCGCAAGGTAGTAGTACGCCTTGGCGATCTCGGTAGCGGAGAACGTCCCCGTCTCCGCCAGCGACATGGCGGTGCGCTCCATCTCGGCGCGCATCTCGACGGTCACGTCCTGCATAATGGCGAGACTCTGCGTCATCGCCTTGTCGAACCCGGCGACCGCCTTGGCCGCGCCCACGCCGATCGCGACGAGAGGGGCGGTGATGCCGACGGTCATCGCCTGACCCGCAGACTTCATCTTCTCGCCGACGACCTTCAGGCCTCCGTCGATCTTGTTGACCTTGGCCCAAAGGTCTTTAACGTCCGCGCCAAATCGGACGAAGAGCGAACCGAGTTCATGAGCTGCCATCAGACATCAGCCTCCTGACGCGCTCTGCCTCGCGGACACGCTTGCGCGACTCCGCGAGGATCGGAGCAAGTCTGTCGAGATCAACCCGGCTTTCTTTGCCAATGAGATCCGCCTGGATCTGCCGCAGGTTGATCCGTTTCGCGCGCTGCCCGTAGATAATGGCAACCGCCGCGTTGGCGATCCGCGTTCGCTCTCTGCGCTCTCGCTCCACCGCACCGTCAAGCATGAGCGCGTACTCGCTCGGGGGCAGGCGCCAGAACTCCGTTGGCTTGAGCCCGAGCATCCCATACGCGATTCTCCTGAGAGAGCCCCAGTCCCAGCCCCGCCGCCACCTGGCTACGTCTTCCGCGCTTGGCTCTGGGGCTCTACTTTTTTTTTGTCGTCATCGGGCGCCGTGATCTTCCCCTTCGCGAAGGCAGCCGTGATCTTCTCAACCACGTACCGGAGCTTCTCCCCCACGTCGAGACCCGGGGCGGTGTCCATCAGGTTCCCCGCGTCGCGGAGTGTGAGCGATGGGTCTTCCTCCTGCAACCCAGCCCAGAGCAACATCCTCAGCGTGTTGAAGGAGAACCCAGCCGCGACCTTCGCGGGGTCTGTCTCGTTTGCTCCGCCTCCGAACTCGGCGAACACCGCAGGGATCGTCCGCCCTGCGACACCCTCGAACTCGCAGAAGGCGTTCATCCCGTAGTACAGGTGCCGCGTCTTGTCGAGCGTGATCTCGACCACATTCCGAGTCAAAACGTCCTGATGCATAGGGGCTCCTTTCCGATGCAGGTAGATCAGCCACCAACCACTTTACGGGGAGGCGACGAGCGCACCGTCACCCTGGAACTCAGCACTGAACGTCACGAGGTCACTCTCCGGGAACTCGTAGGAGAGATCGGTGATGATCGCCTGACCCTCGCTCCGCTCTCCACCGATCGCCGAGGCGTCAACCTTGATCCACGGCTTCGCCTTGGCGCGCCACTTCCCGAGAAGGTGGCCCCAGGCGCTGTCCGCCGGGTCCATCGCGCCGTCCACCGAGATCGACCACGGGGTCCGCGTCACGACGGCACTCGGCCACCCGATGTCATCCTTGTGCGTGGCGTCCGCCGTCTCCGTCGTGCGGGAGATCCCGCCGCCTCGCTGCTGCCCGATTGCGATCCAGTTTGCACCAGAGCCACCGACAGAGTTGAGGTCCACCCAAACCCTGATTTCTCGTCCGGCATACACCGCCATGTTACGTCTCCTTGTTTACCAGTTGGTCCTCCGCTCCAGAGCCCGTCACCTCAGATCCCGTCCCCGTCCAACTCCACCACCGCCACGGTCAGGGCAGTGATCGCCGAGTACGTGACGTTGCAGTACCCAGTCCCATCCTCGAACCGGAGCTTGGGGAAGGGACCGATGAGCATGTTGCCTGTGGTCGCGGCGACGGCGACAATGATGTCGTCGTCCTTGCCGTAGTTGGAGAGCTGCTGGTTGACGAACGTGACGTTGACGGGGCTGCTGTCGGTGTTCTTGACGGCGAAGAACGTCCTCCCGGTCGTGAGGAACTTGCTCCCGTCCGTGTTCGCCGCCGCGTACGTGACCGTGAGCCCGGTGAGCTTCATCACCTGCGGAGTAATGGTCGTGACTGCCATTGTGCTGTGCTCCTATCTGTATTGAAGATCGTTGACGATCCACTTGATCCGAACCGTGCTGTGCTGGACTACCACCGTCTCATCCAACCACTCCTCCGTGAAGTGCTCCGCGAGGTCCAGAGACACCAGAGCGTTATCCCAGCCGTCGGACAACTCAAGACGGTCGGCGCTCAACGCAGCAAGCACGGCGTCAACCACCGTGAAAATCCTTCCGACAGACTCCTGCTCGTCATCCCAGATGTTGATTGTGCCCGTGACCTCGTGCGCGTACCCGCTCTTGTTCGAGTTCGGGCTGAAGCTGAAACTGGAGACGCTCACGTAAGGGAACGAGGCGTTGGTCGGCGCAATAGAGTGGACGTGCGCGATCCCAGTGTCTTGGACCTGGAGCTTGAGCCGAGCGACTACCGCCGTGAGGATAGGGCGAAGAGGACTGCGGAGGCGCTGGCCGGTCATGGTTGCCCCTTCTTGAGCCGAGCCCACTTCGCGGCGAGGTCAACCGACTGGAGGATCGATCGCTCGAACCGCTTGCGCGCGAACGAGAACGCAGGCCAGAGGTATGGCCTCGCGCGTAGACCCTTGTTCCTGCGGATGTAGAACGAGACGGAGTTGGCAAGCTGCTGCGCGGGGCTGGTCTTCTGCTTCGTGCCGAAACCTGCGCCCTTGAATCCCGCCTTGCCCGCCGCTCCACGGAACCGCGTCTTCGCCCAGCCGAGGAGGTACTTCGCAGGGACGTTGTGCTTCTGCCCGTGGATGTAGCTGGACGGGATCGGAACTCCAGCAGCTCGCGCAGTCTTCAGGCCCATGCGCGCAGTTCCGAGTTCCATGAACGCGGCGTAGTCAACACCAGCCCCGACAGACGCAGCGATGAGCGGTGGGGCCTTGCTCTGGAACCGCAGATGGATCGAGGATCGGAGGCGCCCCATGTTGACAGGCGCCTTCGTCTTCGCCATCGTCTCCGTCGTAAGCGCCGCCTTATTCACCATGTCGAGGAAGACCTGCATCTGCTTCTGGCTGTAGACCTGGAGGTTCTTCCTGACTTTCTCCATCCCGTCGATCTTGAACGTGATCCGAAAGGAGCCTTGGTTAAACTCGCTCACGCCTCGGAAGCTACCCGCCACTGGTCACCTCCGAGCAGTACAGATCCAACTCCTTCCCGGCCAACTCCGGATCTTCGATCCCGAGTACCTGGAGCGTGCGCTCCCGCCCGACGAGACGACAGCCCTGGACAATGTAGCTGTGCGCCCTGCACCTCACCGACAGTCGCGCGTTCGCGTAAATGCGGTCGGTGTAGTAGTGGTCCTTGGCGCTGATGATCCTGACTCTGCCCCAGATGGCCCCGCGCTCCTCGTAAACGGTTGTGCGACCGCCGAGCACGTCCTCCGTCTTCACGGGGACGTGAACCACAAAGCGCTGGTTGAGCCTACCTGATTTCACGGCACGAGGTTCCTGTTGAACGGAGCCAGCTCCTGCCTGAGCGTGGCGTCGTCGAATACCTGCTGCCCCTCCGCCGCGCCCGCCTCGCGTGTCTCGTACAGCCACCCAGCGACCCGGAGGATCGCGTGCCGGATCTGGATCGGGACCGTAGTATCTGTCGCCCCGTACCCGGCGACGTAGATCACCTCGTAGCTGGCGGTGCATCGCACATCGCTCGGCCACGAGCACCCCGATGCGAGGAAGATCCGAGCCGTTGGCTTGTCGAGGACGTACTGGTTGCTCGGGAATGTAGCAATGATGTCGTCGAGCTTCGCGTACTTGACGCTCGTGACCGAGACCAGAGGAGCCCGAGGAAGCGCAATACGCTGCTTCGGAACCCCGTCATAGGTCACAGTCCACGTCTGCGATATGAGCGACCTGCCGATGAATCCCTCGACAAGCCCCGTGGCGCTCTTGACGTAGCGCAAGAGTTGGACCTGATCCGCGTCCTCCTCGATCCGGAGATGCTCCCCGGCGTCGCTCAACGAGACCGCGAGCGCGGTTGGGTCCGTGGTGCGGGCCATCGAGGTCAGGATCATGGTCATCCTCAAGAAAAAAGAGCCGGGCGCAACAGCGCCGGAAGCACCCGGCTCCAGGAGTCACCTACCTGCATCGGTAGGAATTTTCATCACCATCAGGAGGTCGGAGCGTGGCGAGGATTCCCCCGCACAATCGCCCCTTCGGTCGGCAGGAACGGGTCGGTCCCGGTGACTGCCGAACAGATCCACCGCAGGTACGCCTTGCCACCGATGTACCCGCGAACGTGGACCTGGTTGTCGTTGGCCGCAACGATGTCAAACGACACGCTTTCCCCGTCGATCAGATGCGCGGTCGTCACGTCTACGTACCCGCTCCCGAGCACGTCCGAGTGCTGGAGCTTGAATGTGTACGTAGGCGTGTCGGTTCCCTCGATCGCCCCCACGTTGAGGATCGCCACAGCAGACTCGTACCCGGCGAGAGAAATGCCGGTCCCGTCCGCAGGAGCCGCGAGCCTAACGGGAACGATCGACTGTCCGATCGAGAGGTTGTGAAAAACGTCTCTGTTCATGTTCCCCCTTGCGTCACGAGGTCGGAGCGTGGCGCGGGTTGCTGACGATGATCAGGCCAGCCATCGGAGCTGCCGGGGTCGTGCCCGACTCCGAAGCGTAGATCCACCGGAGGTACTTCTTCGACCCGATGTACCCCAGCATGTGGACCATGTTGTCCGTCGCCGCGACAATGGTCACGGTGGACGACGTGCCGTCGATGATGTCCGCCGTCGGAACATCGACGTAGTTCGCAGCCAGCTCATCGCTGTGCTGGAGCTTCATGTTGATCGTCGGGACGCTGGAGCCGGTCTGGATGCCGACATCCAGCACAGCCACCGCCGACTCGTACCCGGCGACTGAGATCCCCGTCCCATCGACCGGCGTATCGAGCGTCGCCGGAGCGAGAGACTGAGAGATCAGGATGTTGTGGAAAAGGTCTCGGTTCATGGTTTCTGTCTCCGCATGGTTCCTTGTTTGCCTCCGTTGGTCAGAGGATGAGTCACGCCGTCGTCATGCGGCAGATCGCCTCGGGGAGCACGACCTGGCCTCCGACCCTCTTGCGCGCGACGAACTTCACGCACCCAGTCTCCGCGACGGTGTACGGGTCGCGAACGACCTGAATCTGCACGCGGTCACTGATCACGTACCCACGGCGGAAGTCGCCGAAGAGCGCGACGTGCTTGCCGGACTGCCCTGAAACCTGGATGTCGAGGTCCGGACACTCCAGGTACTGCGCCCCGAGGATCGTCGGCGGGAGACCGCCCGACAGACCGGGCTGCCACAGGTACTCACCCGTGGTCGTGGCCTTGAGCGCGCGGATGACCGCGAGCTGGCCCCGGTTGACGAGCCACTTCGCCTGCGCCGAGTACCCGCTCTTGAGCGAGTAGTAGACCGTGATGAGGTCATCGGCCACGATCGTGTACGACGCGCCCGTGCTTGGCTTGTAGCCGATCGTCGCGCACGTGAGGATGCCCTCGGGCTTCCCGACTCCGGAGCCCTTCACGAAGGCGGTCCCTTCCGCCACGGCGAACTGCTCGGCGAACTCCTGACGCAGCTCCGACTCCAGATCGAATGCGGCGTCTTCGAGATCCTGCACGCTCACGTCCACGCGAGCGTAGAACTCGTGGTTCGGGATCTCCTCCATCCCGTACTTCAGACCCGTGGTCTCGGCGCGAGTACCAATCTCGCTCACCCACGCGGCGGCAAACTGGCCGGTGCGCTTGGGATGGCGGCTCGCGCGCGCGCTCGTCGAGCGCACGCGGGCGACCTGGCGCACGGGGGAGAACTCGGTCACGGTCTTGATGATCGACTGGTCGAACTCCGGAGGAGCGAGGTACCCGCCACCAGTGTCGTCCGAAGAGATGAGCGCCTTCTGCTCGCTGGGCGAGTAGGAGGTTAGCGCCTTCTTCTCCTCGGAGGACAACGTCACGTCGCCACGGCGCAGGAACAGGTTGAACGCAGCCTTGCGCTTCATCGCCATCTCGTCCGCCGGAGAACCAGAGTCCTCGGGAAGACGCTTCTGCGACTTCTCCATCTGGTCGAGGCGAGCGTTGAACTCCTTCTCGCACTTCTCCAGATCCTCGTTGAGCTTCACCAACTTCTCGGTGAGGTCTGCGCTGGCGGCGCCCTTCTTCTCGACCTCCGCGAGCTTTGCGTCGTTCGTGGCCTTGAACACCTCGAACGCCTTCTGCCACCGTTCGCCCAGCACCTTGATGTCATCAGCCATCTTGTTCGTCCTTTAGCATGTCGTTGAGGAACAGAAACGGGTCGGGCTCAACGGGATTGCCGTCCGGCGTCGTCAAGGCGGGTTCCTCCAGGTCCTTGAGCCAGTCGAAGGGCTCAGGGCTCGGGTTCTCCTTGCTCTCGGGCTCGGGAGGAAGGCTCGGCGAAACGGACGCAGCCTTGAGTTCTGCGACCATCAACTCCGCTGCTGCGAAGTCGGGCTGTGCATCCCACGGCGGGACACGACCCAGCCTCAAGTACAGCTTCGAGACGCGCTCCTTCGCAGCTTCGAGCGCGGCCTCGTCGTTCCAGTCCATCTTGACTGCCCCGTAGATCGCAGCGGCGGCAGCGGTCAGCGCCTTGGGCACGACCACGAGCCGATCGCCAACAACGTCGTGCGCCATCAGCCGGTACGTGCCGCCTCCGTCGTACCCGAGCGCAACAGCGCCCAGAGCGGCATCGATGTCCTTCGTGGCCTGGCTCGCGTCGGCGAGCTTCGCGAGGAAGGCAGTCACGCCCGGCCGAAAAACAAACTGGCGTCCAGTTCCTTCGCCT